GTTGGTTGTTGTTGTTGTTGTTGTTGTTGGTGGTCGTGGTCCAGCAGAGACGTTAATGCCTGTTGCCTCTATCCCCGAGATTGAACCACTAGTAATGACTTGGACGTTTATGGAAACTATCCATTCACGATCTTATACTCATATCATTCGTAACATCTATTCAGATCCTTCTAAGGTATTTGACGAGATGCTCGATATTAATGAGATTGCTGATTGTGCCGAAGGAATCTCCAAATACTATGACGACTTTATTGAGTATTCTCGATGGTATCAATTACTAGGGGAAGGGAAACACACAGTCAATCGTAAGAAAGTCGACATCAATATGTATGACCTCAAGAAGAAACTATGGATGGTACTAAACTCTATTAATGTTCTTGAGGGTGTCCGCTTCTATGTTTCTTTTGCTTGTTCATGGGCATTTGCCGAATTAAAGAAGATGGAAGGCAATGCAAAGATTATTAAGTTTATTGCACGTGATGAGAATACGCACCTTGCTGCATCTCAATCGCTACTCAGACTACTACCTAAAGACGATGCAGACTTTGTTAAGATTAAAGAAGAATGCGAAGCAGACGTAGTTGCTATGTTTGAAGAAGCAGTGAATCAAGAAAAGCAATGGGCAGAATACCTATTCAAAGATGGTTCTATGATAGGATTAAACTCTAACCTTTTAAATGATTATGTTGAATGGATTGCAGCAAAGAGAATGAAGTCTCTTGGCATTCACTCAAACTATCACGTTCCTCAAGCAAACCCACTTCCATGGACAGAGAAATGGATTGGGGGCGGTAACGTACAAGTTGCCCCACAAGAAACCGAAATCAGCTCATATGTTGTTGGTGGTGTTAAGCAAGACCTATCCAACGATACACTACAAGGATTATCTCTATAATGTATACGATCTATTCAAAAGATAACTGCGGAAACTGCGTCCGTGCTAAAAACCTTTTACAAACAAAGAACATTGAGTTTGAAGAGGTTAAACTGAACCGAGATATTTCTCTTGAAGATTTTAGCGGTAGGTATCCTAATGTTAGATCTATGCCATTCATATTAGAAGATAAAGAAGTTGTTGGTGGATTAGAGCAGTTGAGTCAACATGTAACAATGAAGGGAATGACTTTATGATCACTTGTGCCTGCTGTGATGCTGAGTATGAGGTAGAGCATAATGTGTTATTTGACGGATCCGAACTAGAGCCGAGATATTGCCCTTTCTGCGGTACTGACCATAAGAGGTTTGCCGAGTTAGACTTCGAAACCCCAGAATATGACGATTCTTGGTAGGAATAAATACTCTAAAGAAACTAATTAGAGTATTGTTATGTGGTTATATGATGGTAAACCTTACGAGCCAGAAGAACTCGACCCTAAAGTAATATATGGGTTTGTTTACGAGATACTAGATCTTGATAATGGTAAGAAGTATATCGGTAAGAAGTTCTTCTGGAGAGCAAAAACTCTCCCTATTACTAAGACTCGTAAGAGAAGAAAGCGATTAAAAGTTGAATCAGATTGGAAAGATTATTATGGTTCTAGCGAGGTATTGAAGGAACAAGTATCTACTCGTGGTACTGATAGATTTGAAAGAACCATACTAGTATTATGTAAAACCAAAGCCGAATGCACTTACTACGAAGCGAAGTATCAATTCGAGCGTGATGTCTTACTCAGAGACGATTATTATAATGATTGGATATCCGCTAAAGTGCGCAGAGCCCACCTAAGAGGACTACAATATGCAAGCACCAAGCAACAGCTATCTGAAATACATAAAGAATAAGTATGAAGATCAAAAGTCAATAGTTGAACAATTAGAAGCCGATCGTGCTTCTGACCAAATAGTATCCCAAGCCAAGAAAGAGAAGTTAAGTCTTCGGGATCACCTTGAATACCTAGAGAAATATTTCTCAAAATAACCCTTTACTTTTGTAATAAAGTGTAGTATAATAGTTACTATTAAATACGTGGAGACTGTTTGTAATGAAATATTATTTGATTGAACCCCAATTTAAGAAGTCCGTGACCGACTTGTCTACTTGGAAGAAAGAGTTCGAAGACGGCACTGTTTGTTGGTTAACAAAAGAAGAGTTGTATCGTAGCGGATCGTTTATAGTTCGTTACCCTGAAACCGATGATGAAATCTTAGAAGAGTTACAGGACAGAGATATAGATTCTCTTGAAGACTTCTATGAGTTCTATGGGGAAGATGCCAAGTTAGAAGAACTTTGGTTGCCAGATGCCGAAGAAGAATGGTTTGAAATGGACGACTATCATGCAGATATGCTTGAAATGTGGGATGGTTGCTCTACCGATTGGAATCTACAGGTTGTGCGTGGAGATATGTCCGAAAAAGAAAAAGAGGATCTCCTAGAAAAACTTGAAGACCTATATGCTGAAGAGTTTGATTGTGGTATAGAGAGTGATGGCTGGGAACACAAAGGCTGTCATCAACAGATCCACTGCGCTCTTTCAATTAATGAATGTGACGAACACGGTGAGGTAGATTGGTCATGATTAATAAAATAATATTTGGTCGGATATTCAGTTTCGAACTACGCAATGGTATTGGGTTTGATATTGAATTTGTAGATAGTAAGTTGGTTTGGACGTACAATCAATTTACTGAAGAGCATACACCTATGCAGTTTGAGGGTACAGTTATCCTTATTCCTTTCTTCACTATTAGTTATGGTCAACTTGTCGAGGCTGAGTAATGATTATTCTAGATTATAATGGCGTAGCAGTAAATTCTATATTCGCCCATAAAGCAGACGAAGACGAGAGTCTGATACGTCATACCATTTTGAATACTATCCGCATGTATAACAAAATGTTCCGTAAGGAATATGGTCAAATGGTTATCGCTTGTGAGGGTGGTTCTTGGCGTAAAGACGTTTTCCCTGAGTATAAGGCAAACCGTAAGAAGTCCCGTGATAAAGATGACCGCAACTGGGATCTAATCTTTGGTACTATCAATCAACTGTCAGAAGACTTGACTAATAACTTCCCTTATAAAGTGCTAAAGGTTAAAGGTGCAGAAGCTGATGATATTATCGGTGCTTTGTCCTACAACTCTCAGGAGTTTGGTCAGCACGAGCCAGTTATGATTGTATCTGCGGATAAAGACTTTATCCAGCTACACAAGTTTGATAACGTGGCTCAGTATTCTCCATACAAGAAAGCATTAATCAAAGAGAATAACCCACGATCATATTTGCTTGAGCATATCATGCGTGGTGATTCTAGCGATGGTGTCCCTAATGTATTATCCCCTGATAATGCTTTGGTTGATGGTCTACGTCAATCCCCGATTACGAAAAAGAAGTTAGAAGCATGGCTACATAATACTGATGACCTTGAGCAGATTATGGATACTGAGACATACCGTAACTTCTGCCGTAACCGACAAATGATTGATTTAGCTGAAATGCCTGAAGTGCTAAAACAAAATATTATAAATAACTATAACGAATCAAAGCCTGCACCCAAGATGAAAGTATTGAATTATCTTATTAAGAATCGTTGTAATATGTTAATCGAGTGTGTAGAGGAGTTCCACTAATAATGTCAAAACATTTATATGAAATTTTCGAGTTAGCTGCCAAAGCTAAAAACCGTGAAGAAAAAAAGAAAGTTTTGCTAGACAATTCCTGCCTAGCACTTAGAGATATCGTCAAAGGTTCGTATGACGATAGTATCAAATTCACTCTTTTACCTAAAGGTCAACCTCCATACACCCCCAACCCAGAACCAAAAGAGTCCTTGCTAGAAAAATCAAAGACCTTGAGATATTTTGTAACTGGTGGACCAGGAGAGAAACTTAATGCGGTGAAGCGAGAGTCGATGTTTATCG